GGATAGACATCCTTCTTCCATCTTTTCTTTTCTATCATACTCTTTAATAATCTTAGGATTAAACACCACAATAACTTGCATGGTCTCTATGTCGGATACCATAGCGAATGCTCTCTCTTCTATACCAATCTGATTAGCAGACAGACCTACACCTCTATGGTGTAGCATACTCTCTACCAATGTCTGTGCTAATTCAGCTCTATCTAAGTTGTATGAGCAATTGTTAACCCTCCGTGAGAGGAGGGTGTCTGTGTTGTTAATTAGATCTTTAATCATTATTTCTCTGGTTTATCTTTATTTTCTAGTTCGAAGTTCTCGTTTGGTCCGAGGTTCTCCCGTTTGATCAACGTAGCGTTCCCGTCAGCATCGTATGAGAATGTAGATACTTCGGTACCATTAGTCTTGATCTCAAATGTAACTTCTTTTAATTGCTTGTTACCGTCCTTATCTATTTCCACTACAGATGTCTGCTTAGGTTCCCAGTTGAGGAACTGCTGCGGTATGGCATGGGTGTGACCATCGTCATGCTTATTACCTACTATAGTATGGCTAGCTACATTTACATCAGCACATACCTTAGCATATTGTGTACCTGGTGCGAACGATATGCCTCGCTGTATCAATTCACCACAGTTCTTTAGCCTTGCAATTTCGAAGTCTAGACGCTTATTAGCCAAGACTTGCTGTTGTAAGGCTATCTGTGTATTAAAGGCGTTCTTACAACCCTGCTGTAGTTGTCTGTCTAGTGGTATAGAAATTGTCGCACTGAGACCTAAGGATAGGTTGGTATTATTTTTCTGACCAGTTCTTGTTGGAATGTAGTAAAGAACTTCACCTGGATTATCGGGAATACCGTCATCATCATTATCTGCGTTATTATAAACAGGGTCATTATAGTACGATTCATAAGGATGCTGTTCAGATAACGCCCCAGTGACGAAGGGGGTGATGTTGAGGGTAGGTCCTTGACATGATATACCACCACCATACTGGTTGTTAATATATGGACCTTGTAAAACTTGTATTGCCTGGTTGGTGACTGAGCCAGAAGAGTTGGCGATTGGATTAGCAGTCGCAGAAACACCACCTACGTCTGTAGCCATAGCAGCAGGAGAACATGTAATTGCTGCTATTACTGGGAGAAGATACTTGTTGTATCTGTGACGCTTGTTACGGTGGTTTCTCTTTGGATCACGGTCTGATTTGAGATCCCTGGTCCTTGATATGTATTTGTGAGTTGGAAGGCAGCTCCTGGTGTTGTTATGGTATAGTTCCCCATCGTTGAGAGATCCAGACCATGTGTAGTTTGGGGTGTCGTTCCTGAAGTTCCAAGAAGGTCTATGCTTCCCGATGATGTCACTCCATCTGGTAAAATGCTGTCGCCATTGTGGGAAACCCCTGTCCCTGTCACTGAATATTGCCATCCTGTATTATAATCTATGGAATTTATGGTCTCCGTCACCGTAGAAGTTGTCTCGGTGTGGCTAGTCATGGAGCCTTGGGTAAAATTGGGGACCACGGGCACCGCCATCACTGGGGTACCTAGTGACATGATAGTAAGACTAGCTAATACTACCTTCTTCATTATATATATCCCTAATTTATGGTGAGTTCAGATACGAATTGACCCGTAGCTGTAGTGCCAGCTCCACCAGCTGTTATTGTCATCACACCTGCTGAGGTTATAGTTCCTGCAAGGGTTCCTGCGACACCGCCAGATTGAGTCGTGGTCGATCCGAAAGCTGGCATGTCTACGACGACACCACTGGATACGTCTACACCACTACCGATAGTATTTACAGCGTCACCTGCTGTAAAACTTTCCGTAAAGCTGAAAGCTGAGCCTGCAGTATTAATATCGTATGTACCTGCGTCAAGTGTTGCAGCAGCAGTACCACTTGGTGTTACTAACTTACCGAAGTGGTCGTCTGTAGATGCCACTTTGATGTTGTTACCACTTACACTGTAAGTACTACCTATTCTTGTACTCTGTGTTGCTGCACCGTCCACACTTAACTGTGTACTGGTCGTCAATCTATGAACTAGATTTGCATTTGCAGCAGTTGGTAACAGCATCCCAATACCAAGAAGTAAAATTAATTTCTTCATTGTTCTCCGTTTTTGTTGTAGGATTACTAGCTCTATTTATCAAATAAATTATGTTCACCAGGTACTTATACGGATAGCACTACTGCTAGTGGGTAAGAAATGTGCTATAAATACATATGGATGCCGAAAGGATCCACAATCAAACAACTCGCTTACAAAGGAGACTATTATGACAAATTTAGCAAGATATCGTGCAGCTGATCTACCTGCCTTGATGGATAAGATCAATAAGTATGGTATAGGACTCGACAGTTACTTCGATCAGTTCTTTTCCTACAATGAGAACAGTAACTACCCACCCTATAACCTAATCCATCTAAGTAATCACGAAAGTAGATTAGAAGTAGCACTAGCAGGATTTAAAAAGGAAGAAGTTAAAGTCTACACAGAGTATGGTAAACTCTATGTGACAGCAGAGATAGAAGATAAGAAGGAAGAGGGAGAATTCATGCATCGTGGTCTTGCCAAGAGATCTTTCACTAGAATGTGGCAGATGTCTGAAGATGTAGAGATCAAACATGTTGACTTTGATAACGGATTACTTAACGTATTGTTAGGAAAGATCGTTCCAGAACATCATGCTCGTAAAGACTATCTCTAAATATTGACACCTACATAATAATGTGCTAACATAAACCCTAGCAGAGAAGAACAAATGAAAGCTTCAGATATCGATCTACAAATAGATCCTAAACCTACTCCTGTTCCCACTCCCACTACAGAAGGTGTAACAATTACATCATATCCAGAGGGAAGTGATGGAAGTGTATTTAATATTGAGTACTCAGATCCACAGCACGTTCAGATTATTGACTCTGTTGCTGAACTCAGTACTAAATTAGACCATGTGCTAGAACATCTTCATAAATTGGAAGCAAAACTTTCTGGTGGACTGAAAATTGTATCTGAATAACGTACATATATAATGTACAACTAAAGAGACCCCAGAGGTCTCTTTTTGTTTGCCAATAACACTATGAACATGTATGTAAACCTATGCCATCGGTATAATGATAAGGCAGAAACCCTAACTGTGGACATACCACCTGAGTATACTGAAGAGTTTATGCAGATGGTACACATCCTCGCAGAGGAAAAGAATATCTCTGCAAGAAGATCCTTTACTGACTTAGTAAAGACAACATTTAATCAACTAATGGAGAAAGACTATGAGCGTAAGGGTCGTAAGAATGCAAAACGGAGAGGACGTTATAGCTGACGTTAAGGAGATGCGTAACCAAGATGGTACACCTCTTGCTTACAAGTTAGACTTTGCCTATGCACTTACGCTACAACCTAACAAAGCGATGCTATTAGAAGAAGGAGAGTCAATGGACTTAGATCACTTGGACGTTGAGTTCCAAACCTATGTGCCACTTTCTAAACATTCATACATCATGGTTCCGATACCCTCGGTTGCATTAATATATGAACCACATGACAACCTTCTGTCCAAATACAATGAACTACTAGAAGAAAATGCTAAAGATACTAATACTACAATCAAACCCCCTGATACACCTGATGGGAATGATGACAGAATTGGATGAAGAACCATCCATTTTGATAGAAGGTTGCATGATGATCACTAAGGAAGGTGCATTAGAGAAGTATCCTTTGCATACGGATCAACGTGACTTGTTCTTGACAAGTGACAATGTTTTTACTATAATTGATCCATCTCCTGAAATAGCGGAGAAGTACAGAGCACTTACTTAATGGGTTTTTATACAGACGTATTACTTCTTGGTGATGATATCCTTTACCGAGGGTATGAAGATGGTGATGCCATCACTTATCGTGAGAAGATCAGACCCCTGTTATATTTTGTACCTCAGGATCAAACCAAGAAGTCAAAATATAAAACTCTAGATGGTCGGTATGCTCATCCCAAAAGGTTCGATGGAGCTAGGGATGCTCGTTCTTTCATTGAGAAGTACGAGAATGTGGAAGGTCTAGAGGTGCATGGGTATGATAGATTTGTATATCAATTCATAGCAGATAAATTTCCTGATGAGATTGATTTCGATATGGATCTGATGAAGATCTATACGATTGACATCGAGGTTGCATGTGATAATGGATTCCCTTCTGTAGAGGAGTGTCGTGAAGAGATGCTTTGTATTACGATGAAGAATCTCATCACCAAGAAGATTACTACTTGGGGTACTCGTGAGTTCCAAGGGGAACATGAGTACAGGTTATTTAATACAGAATCAGAGTTGCTAGAGGACTTCCTAAAGTGGTGGGTCTCCGAAACTCCTGATGTCATTACTGGATGGAACTGCAACTTGTATGATATTCCATACATTTGTCGCAGGGTCGAGCGTGTGTTAGGTGAGAAGTGGAAGAAGTCTCTGTCTCCGTGGAACAGAGTATTGGATCGGGAGATAGTTATCAGGGGTCGTAAGCAACTTGCATATAATATTGCAGGTGTTACGGTCCTTGACTATCTTGATTTGTATCAGAAGTTTACTTATTCAGCACAAGCATCTTATCGTCTGGATCATATTGCTGAAGTCGAACTAGGTGAGAACAAGTTAGATCACAGTGAGTATGAGAACTTTAAAGCATTCTATACAAGTGATTGGCAGAAGTTCGTAGAATATAATATTCGTGACGTGGAACTTGTTGACCAGTTGGAAGGCAAGATGAAACTGATTGAGTTAGCATTGTCCTTAGCATATGACGCTAAGGTTAATTTGTCTGATGTGTATTCACAGGTGCGAATGTGGGACACATTAATATACAACGATCTTAAAAAGAGAAACGTTGTTGTCCCACCGAAAAGAGGAGAACGTAAGAATGAACAATACGCAGGTGCCTACGTCAAGGAACCTAAACCAGGTATGTACGATTGGGTCGTCAGTTTTGACCTTAATAGTCTGTACCCTCATCTCATCATGCAGTACAACATCTCCCCCGAAACCCTTGTTGAGAGAAGACACCCAACCGCTTCCGTCGAAGGACTGCTCAATAGAGATGTACAAATCTCTGGAGATTTTGCAGTGTGTGCCAACGGAGCACAGTACAGACGGGACATCCACGGCTTCCTCCCAGAAATAATGCAAAGGATCTACGATGAACGTACGATCTATAAGAAGAAGATGATACAAGCGAAGAAGGACTATGAAAGTTCTCCTTCCGATAAACTTAGGAAAGATATTTCTAAGTTTAATAACATCCAGATGGCGAGGAAGATCCAACTGAACTCTGCCTATGGTGCTATTGGTAACCAATACTTTAGGTATTACAATCTTGCTAATGCTGAGGCAATTACATTGTCTGGTCAGGTCTCTATCAGATGGATAGAGAACAAGATGAATACTTATCTCAACAAATTATTAAAGACTGATGATTATGATTACGTTATTGCTTCTGACACCGATAGCATTTACTTGCACCTTGGTCCTCTTGTGGAGAAGGTATTCCAGAACAGAGAGAAAAGCGATCAAAGCACACTTAGGTTCCTTGAGAAGGTGTGTGATGTGGAATTTGAGAAGTATATCGAGAATTCTTACGAGGAGTTGGCCACCTATGTAAATGCATACTCTCAGAAGATGGTCATGAAGAGGGAGAACATTGCCAACAAAGGTATATGGACTGCCAAGAAACGATACATCTTAAATGTATGGAATAGTGAGGGTGTTCAGTATGCTGAACCTAAACTAAAGATGATGGGTATCGAAGCAGTTAAGTCTTCCACACCCATGCCATGCAGAGGTGCTATTAAAGAAGCACTTGAGTTGGTCATGACCAAACAAGAATCTGATGTGCAGATATTCATTTCACAATTTAGAAAGAAGTTTGAGTCTATGCCACTAGAGGATATCTCATTCCCTCGTAGTTGCAATAACATAGAAAAGTTTACATCCACCAAGGACATATATGGTAAGGGGTGTCCTATACACGTTCGTGGATCTTTACTTTATAATCATTATGTGAAGAAGCATAAGATACAAAACAAGTTTCCTTTCATCCAAGAGGGTGAGAAGATCAAATACCTTTACCTTCGTAAACCTAATCGCATAGGAGAGAATGTTATCTCATTCTTCCAGACTCTTCCAACCGAGTTCGAACTTGACGGATCAGTGGATTATGAGGTACAATTTGACAAGAGTTTCTTGTCTCCCATTAAGGGTATCCTCGATGCGATTGGGTGGACACCAGAAAAACAAGTTACATTGGAGCACATTTTCGGATGACAAGTTCATTTTTACAGGACATAGCAGGAGAAATAGGTAATGAATACGCTAGTATCGTTAGTGATGGTGTCGCTTCTGGTGACACAAATAATTTTATCGACACGGGCAGTTACCTCTTTAACGCTCTTGTCTCAGGAAGCATCAAAGGTGGAGTTCCAGGGAACAAGATCACAGCTCTCGCAGGTGAGTCGAGTACAGGCAAAACTTATTTTTGTCTTGGGATTGTACAGTCTTTCCTCAACGACAATAGTGATGGTGGGGTTATTTACTTTGAGTCTGAAAGTGCTATAAGTAAAGAGATGATTGAGAATCGTAATATAGATTCTAATCGTATGATGATTGTACCTGTTGTAACTGTACAGGAGTTTCGTCAGCAAGCAATTAAGATTATTGATAAGTATCTGGCACAGAAAGAAGAAGAACGTAAACCATTGATGTTTGTGTTGGATAGTCTTGGTATGTTATCTACCAGTAAAGAGGTAGAAGATACTGAAGCAGGTAAAGATACTCGTGACATGACTAGAGCACAGGTTGTTAAGTCTATCTTCAGAGTTCTTACTCTCAAATTAGGTAAAGCAAATGTACCAATGATTGTTACCAACCATACCTATGATGTAGTGGGTGCTTATGTACCTATGAAAGAGATGGGTGGTGGTAGTGGTCTTAAGTATGCAGCATCTACTATCATATACCTCAGCAAATCTAAAGAGAAAGATGGTAAGGATGTGATCGGTAACATTATCAAATGTGAGACTAAGAAGTCTAGGTTCACCAAAGAGAATGCTAAGATAGAATCAAGACTATTCTATGATGAGAGAGGACTTGATAAGTATTATGGTCTTCTTGAGTTAGGAGAAAAACACGGAGTGTTTACAAGAATAGGTAACAGATATAAGATGGGAGAAGTTAATCTATATCCTAAACAAATCTTGAGTAACCCAGAGAAATATTTCACACCCGAAGTTCTACAAGCACTAGATGAAGTTGCTGATAAGGAGTTTGGATATGGATCTTAAAGATTATGTCAGACACTACCCTCTGGCATTAGATCCCAGTCTCTGTCGTAATATCATTGATCTAGGAAAGAAAACTGAACTAGAAAGGTGGGAGCAGAAGGGTAGACCTCAATGGAATATGTTTAACATTACCCATGAGATCGAGAAAGAAAATCCTAAGGATGAATGGGTTAAGATTCATCAACAATTGATCCAATATATCAAGCGTCTCTCTGAGATCTATATGGCAGAGGTCAATTGTAAAGACTTCTGGCCAATAGAAAATTCATTTGAGCAAGTTAAACTCAAGCACTACGATAAAGAAAGGAATGATAGGTTTGATCTACATGTGGATGTGGGTAACCATGATAGTGCTAGAAGATTCCTTGCCTTGTTCTTTTATCTTAATGACGTTGACAAAGGTGGAGAAACATGCTTTGATAGTATAGATTTTAACGTCCAACCAAAGGAGGGTAGTGCTTTAGTCTTCCCTCCCACATGGATGTTCCCTCACTCAGGAAAAGCACCCCTGTCTCATGACAAGTGGGTGGTCAGCACTTATTTACACTACCTCTAATGCAAAAGATCGAAGAGATCACCCTCAGTAAACTCATCCTTGATGAGAATTATTGTAGGCAAGTCATGCCTTTCCTTAAGGATGATTATTTTGACACCATTAATAATAAGGTTTTGTTTACTGCTGTACAAGAGTATGTACAGGAGTTCTCTGCAATGCCTGAACCTCAGGCACTTAAGATTGAGGTAGAGAAGAGGAGAGATATAAGTGAAGAAATCATTAAGGACATCGAAGATTTCCTAGATAATAGGATTGATAGAGATCATTATAATAAGGATTGGTTGTTAGATACAACAGAGAAGTGGTGTAAGGAACGTGCTATCTACCTTGCTCTCATGGATAGTATTAAGATTGCTGACGGTCAGGATAAGACACAAAGTAAGGATGCTATTCCACATATAATGTCGGAAGCATTGGGTACAAGTTTCGATGACACAGTTGGACACGATTATATTAAAGACGCAGACGAAAGATACGACTTCTACCACACCGTCGAAGAAAAGATTCCGTTCGATCTGGAACTCCTCAACAAGATTACAAAAGGTGGTCTTCCTAACAAGACTCTCAACATTGCTCTTGCAGGTACTGGTGTGGGTAAGTCTTTGTTTATGTGTCATTGTGCTAGTGCTAGTTTACTCCAAGGTAAGAACGTTCTTTATATTACCTTGGAGATGGCTGAAGAGAAAATTGCAGAAAGGATAGATGCTAATTTACTTAATGTACCTATCCAACAACTCCAAGATCCACTCTTTAGTAAGGCACAATTTAGGTCTAAGATAGACAAGCTAAATAAAAAGACACAAGGCAGACTTATCATTAAGGAATACCCAACTGCATCTGCTCATGTTGGTCATTTTAAGGCACTGATCAATGAGTTAGCAATGAAGAAAGGGTTTAGTCCTGATATTATATTCATAGATTACCTTAATATATGTTCGTCATCTCGTTATAAAAATACAATTGTTAATTCTTACACGTTCGTTAAAGCAATTGCTGAGGAACTTAGGGGTCTTGCGGTGGAAGCAAATGTCCCAATCGTCTCAGCTACTCAGACTACTCGTTCTGGATATGGTAGTTCTGATGTGGATCTTACTGATACCTCCGAATCCTTTGGTCTCCCTGCTACTGCTGACCTCATGCTTGCTCTTATTAGTACAGAGGAGCTCGAGGGAGTAAATCAAATAATGGTTAAACAACTAAAGAACCGTTATAATGATCCAACAGTTCACAAAAGATTTGTCATAGGTATTGACAGATCAAAAATGAAGCTGTATGATTGTGAACAGCAGCAACTTACCGACTCAGGTAGTGAAGAAGAGGTCTTAGAGATTGCCAAGACCGCCACCAAATTCGATTCATTTAAGATATGAGCAAGAACCATTCCCACGGTCATGGACATGACCACGACCACGAAAATGAAGTACCTGGTCCTGTACCCTTTGACCCTGCATCAACTGACAATGCACAGAAAGTTGCAGAGAGTATGAACAATTCTGCACAGGATGCCAAAGATGATATGGCAGAAGGTGCTAAGAAGATTGCAGATGAAACACCTAAAACTCCAGAAGAGTTTATCAAACAGAAAGGGTTTACTGCATGGCAAGCAGCAGAGAAAATTAAGGATAATGAAAAGAAGAAGAAGGACAAGACTAAGTTTCAGATAGACTTAGACAAGTACATGGACTTCCAAGACAAGACTTGTTCTAATGAAAGCAAAGATAAGATACAATACATTGATAGGTTGAGACAACTATCTGAACAGGGATGTGATATTGCTCGTTTAGATACTGCATCTCAAGGACTAACTGCTGAAGCAGGTGAGTTCTGTGAGATCGTTAAGAAGATGAAGTACCAAGGGAAACCTTGGAACGATGCCAACAAAGAGCATCTTATTAAAGAGTTAGGTGATGTACTATGGTATGCTGCGTGTGCAGCAAGGGCACTTGATATCCGTTTGGATGAAGTGTTCTATACCAACTCACTTAAACTTGCTGCTAGATATCCTGGTGGTGAGTTCTCAATCGAAGAATCAGAGAACCGTAAGGAGGGAGACATTTGATTTATGTAATGGGTGCACTCGCTACCATCGTACTAATTGGTGTAATATATACATTATATAAGTACTGGGTATGATGGGTGAAGTGTGGAAGATCTGGAAGTACGCACTCGGATCTTTCCAAGACGAAACCACGAAGAGGTATGATGATATTATCTGCATCATCAGAACTTTTATCTTTGTACAGTTAGTAATAACTAATTGTTTTATTATCGCAGGTAACATTAGACATTGGAACGACAATCATGGCACTGAGTCAACAAGTAGAAGATTCATTAAGAGAGGCACAGGAAGACCTCAGGAATGCACTGTCCTTTTCATCGAGGACGGAACCCCCGTATGTGAGTAAACATATTGCAGATATTTTACACAACATCGAGAACCTAGTTCAGGTTACCGAACTTTTAAACACTGTAGATGAGGTAAGGAATGGACTTAAAGATAACTAATGAAGAATTTGATACTATTATAATGAACCTTTGGATGCACCGTAAGAGTGATACAAAAACCAAAGAGTTATATAATAGACTTAAGTCTGAACAAAAAGATCCGAAGGAAGGATATGCTCCTTCCTATCATCAATAAATAGAGGGGTAATACCCTCTTTTTTTTTATGGCAGTTCTATCAAGTGCCACTACCTCAGGAGAGAGTTCGTTTAATAGGTATGTTGCTAACAATAGTAGTTGGCAAGATTTGGAATTAGTTATTGAGAATAACTTAGAAGCAACTTTCTATACCTTAAATAAGCAGAGTTCCCATGGTGTGTTACCATCAGGTGAATCACTTACTCTAGCATCTAATAGGCAGGAAACTATTGGTAGATTGATGGTGGCCAAAGTCACTAGCCGTGGTAGGACAGGGTATGTTGCTCTTAATAAAATTCGTAAACCAACTAGATCAAATGTACTTGCTGCTGAGACTGCTGCTATGGATCATCTGAATGAAAGACTTAGTGAAATAGTCAGAGAGATAGGTGCCATCACAATCAACACACCCACTGGTACTATACAGGACTGTGTAGGTGCAGTCAATGTGACTGAGAAAGTTAACGGTAGAGAAGCTAAAGCAGACTTTGCTATTGTAAACTCTAGAGGTAATAAGGTTCTCTTTATATCACACAAGAAGGCAGGTGGTGCTAGAGCATACCAACAGTATGGTGGTCTGACTTCGAGAGCAGGTTCACAAGCACAACCAAGATTAATCTATGATAATCCTGAGGTGCAAGAGTTCTTTAGGGTAGTTTCAGAACGTATTGTAGAGGAACGATTAACAAATCCAGTGTATAAATTAGTATCAGATGGTACTCTAATGATGCAATCAATTTATGGTCCTAGCTATGGTAGTGCTTTTAGTATTGATAATGTCCATGTCATTGGGCAAGGTAATGCTGTGTTGACCAGACAAATGGAATCAACCTACTCATTTACTTTCAGTGAGCATACCAGATGGAATGGGAATGCTATACACTCAAACGATCAAGACGGATACCGACCAGTTCTAGGTGCCACATACAGAGCAGGAAGGGGTTTTGATGTTGACGGTACACGCTATAGTGGTGCTCGTGTGGCAATTTATCCACTGGACTTTATCCAGAACAGATCCAACGTAGAGAGGGTATAATAAAGACATGAGTAAGAACACACACCTAGAACACCTAGAGGATGAACTTATCAATACTGGATATGCAGGTGGTCTTAATGCTATAAGATTTTTAGAGTCTCTTCGTGACATGCTAGGGACACAGGTTACAGGTACTAGGATCACGACTAAATGGGACGGTGCACCTGCTATTGTATGTGGTACTGATCCAGAGACAGGACTATTCTTTGTAGGAACCAAGTCAGTATTTAATAAGGTACCTAAAGCAGCGTTCTCTGAGGCAGATGTGGATCATCATTATCCTGGTCCTATCAATGGTATCCTAAAGAAATGTTTATCAGAACTTAAGAAACTACCTATCTCAGGTATTCTCCAAGGTGATCTACTGTACACACAGACTCCTGGTCTAGCCAAGATGGGTGGTGTAAGTGGATATAAATTTAGACCTAATACTATTACATACTTTGCACAAGAAGGTAGTGAACTAGGTAATAAGGTTGCTGCATCAAAGTTGGGTATAGTATTTCATACAACATATAGTGGAACAACATTACCAGAAGCAACTGCATCCTTTGGTGCAAACGTAGCAGGACTACAAGGTGTACCTGATGTAGCAGTATTATCTTCAGACTTCCAGACTACAGGTAAGGATGTTACTCTAACTGCTATGGAGAAAGCAGCAGTTAATAAGAATATAAATTCTGCTAAGACTAGCATGACTAAGGGTAGGAACTTTCTTGACCTCTTAGGTGGTAAGAAACCATTCGAATACACTGCAATGTTTAAGATGTACTTTAACCAAGTAGTTCGTAGTGGTAACGTTCCATCATCCTCTGCTATTATGCTTAGGGGGTTTGTTACCTTTGTGTCAGGACGCTTTGACATGGAAATAGATAAGAAGAAGACCGAGAAAGCAAAGAAACAATGGCAAGAAAAGAAACGACAGACAATTAATTACCTAAATAGTAACAAAACTGCCATACATAATGCTATGAATGCCTTTACATCACTGATGACTGCTAAAAACATCGTCATTAACAGATTACAAAAGGTAGAAGGCATTGGTACGTTCATAGAGGATGAAGATGGGTACCGAGTAACAAGTCCTGAGGGATTCGTTGCTATTAAAAATGGTACTGCTATGAAACTGGTCGATAGATTAGAGTTCAGTCGTGCTAACTTCACCGTTGCAAAAAATTGGGGATAAATGTTAACATTTCACGTCTTTATAACTGAAGCATACGATGCTACCAAGAAAACCAATCCGAAAGCCAAACCTACAGGTAATGGTAAAGCGGAAAGGCAGGCTGCAGACAAACATGTTGCTATAACCTTCGGTAGATTTAATCCACCACATGCAGGTCATGGTAAGATGCTTGATGCTGTGCAGAAAGCAGGTGGTGACTCTGGTAACTACAGGATCTATCCTAGTAGGACACAGGATCATAAGAAAAACCCTCTAAGTGCTGATCAAAAGGTTGATCACATGCGTAAGATGTTTAAGAATCATAAGGATAAGATCCAAAATTCTGAACAGCATAGAAATATCTTTGATATCCTTCGTGATATTAATGATGAGGGGCATGAACATGTTACTATGGTAGTAGGTGATGATCGTGTAAAAGAATTTCAGAAGTTAACTGACAAGTATAACGGTAAGCACTATAACTTTAAGAGTATTAATATCAAGTCTGGAGGAGCAAGAAATAAAGACTCCGAAGACCATGTAGAAAGACTTTCAGCATCAGATCAGAGGAAACATGCGTCAGGTGATGACCATGATAATTTCCATCTCGGTATGCCTAAAGGTTTTAGTAAGGCACACTCTCTAAAATTAATGGCAGATGTTAAAGCAGGTATGACACCACCTGAGAAACTCAAGAAGGCAAAAGCCAAGCAAGAGAAAGCAAAAACAGAGTCATGGTTGTTTGCACCTAAACTAAACCAAGAAGAATTAAGAGAACACTACATCGAAGAAGAGATCTTTGAGGTAGGTACATTAGTAGAGTATGATGACACTGGTATCCGTGGACATATTGTTCACCGTGGTAGTAACTATGTCATCCTTAAGGATGAGTATGGTGATGAGTTCCGCACATGGTTGCATCATGTAACAGAAGTTACAGATGCTGCTAAACCAAGAGCAGATCAATCTAACTTCTCTGCAGATGATGGATCAGGAAATGATTGGAAGGTTGGTACAGATAAATATCGTCAAGCAGTACAGGACATGACACCTGGACAAGCAACAACTAAGTTCGGAGTTAAGTTTTCCGACTTTAGAAAGGTTGCAACACCTAAATAATAGTTACGGACTACTAAAAAGCAATGACAACTGATATCAAAGTGTCTGCAGAACTCATGGGTTATACCCTTGATGAGCAGATGACAATCCTAAAACATGTTGACAGAGAGTCACAAGCTCCCTCCCAACGTATGCAGGAGACAGTTGATAAGATCATTAAGATCATCGATGAGTCACCTATCCAAGATACTTTCGAAGGGTATGGTGGATTTCCTATCGAGAAAACAGTGATCGATAAGAACAAGCGTCAGTCACCTGATGATCGTAACATCGGTAGAGTTATCTCACCTGGTGGACAATCAATGGTTATCACTGGTCGTAAGTCTGATGGTCGTTACATTGTAGTAGGTAAGAAAGGAGAGAAGACTGCTAAGTATGCAGAAGACATAGGTGTACAAGGTCCTAAGGAGTCTATTGATATAGATGACTTGCATAGATCTATGTTGGAAGCTATGACTGTTACTAACGCTGATAAGAAAGGTAACACTCCTGCATGGCAGAACTATAAGAAAGGCATGAAGAACAAGAAGGGTGAATCTGTCTACAAGAAGGCAGATCATGTCAAAGAGGACACTATTACAGAAATCTCTGCTGACCTCGCACTGAAAGCATCTAAGAAAGCAGATGTAGAGAGAGGAAAGGCAGCAGCAGCAGGTAATAAAGAGAAGGCAAAGGCTAAAGCAGGTCAAGCATCTCGTTTATACACTGCACAGAAAAAGAAAAGACTTGGTGAAGAGACTATCGATGATCTTATCGAAAGATACATCGACCTAGATGATGCATACATAGATGAGATTAGTTTCGAAGAACTCGAAACATTATTTGTAGAAGCATTAGAAGAGTTGGATGAAGGTTTACTTAATGAAGCACTCGAAGCTATAGATGGCATAGAGTTGTTAACAGAAGCACCATCAAAGCATTCAGCATTCCCTAATGTTGCAGTACAAGCACCAAAGAAAGACAAACCAAGAGATGCAGGTGCCATTGCTCGTAAAACATTACAAGACAAGCAAGGCAGTAAAGACAACTCTGGTCCTTCTCGTGCAGAGAAAATGAAGTCAGCACTTAAGAGTGCAGGTTCAGCTGTTAAGAAGGGGTTAAAGAAAGTACCATATCAAGCAGGTAAAGCTGCAGGTAAAGCAGTTAACGTTGCTAGTAAGGTGGGTGGTGCTGCTAAGAAAGCTGGATCAGACTTTAAGTCTGGATATAAAGATGCTCGTGCATCTGCTAAGAAGAAGTCCAGTTCATCTACAACATCTAGTTCTAGTACAGACGGAAAATCTAGTGTAACTGGTAACAGTTATGTCTCAGGTTCATCTCGTACTGCAGGTTCTAGTAGCTCCAGTAGCGGTTCATCACCTGCTAAATCAGGTGGTGGTTTAAAAGCTGGTATCAAGAAAGTCGTTGGTAAGATTGCCCGTAGTGTTTCTCGTGGTTCCCGTAATGTTGCAAGACGTATGGGAGAGAGTTATGATTGGCGTAAAGCAATGGAGGAAAACAAATGAGTTCCAGAGCACAACAGACATTACTAAATAAGAATGATCGTCGTGACAAGGACCATCAACCTGCTATTATGAAAGGCGGGACCAAAGTCAAAAAAGGTATCATGATTAATCCAAAGAAGGAGGATCTTATGTCCGAAAAATTAGATCCCGTCGGTAAAGAAGATTCTGACATCAACAACGACGGTAAACACAACAATAAAGATGACAGATATCTTAAGTATAGAAGAAAAGTACGAGGTGCAGTCATCAAGAGAAGAGATAAGTTACAGAAAGAATCTCTCGCACTAGCAAAGTCTCGTGTCCCTGATGGATATGATGCTAGAGTTGATATAGAAATCGAACCAATCGAAGAGGTTGCAGTAACAGGTGCTGCTCTACCTGCATCTGTAGGTTCTACTGCTCATAGTAAGACTACCAAAGCAAAGGATAATCTCAAGAAGAAGATGCTCCAAGCAACTGCTGACTATGATAAGAAAAAGAAGGAGGCAAGAAGGTGACAGCAATCCTAGAGTGGGATAACGATGCTGCTGCCGATAGGCTTAAATCCTACGCACAAGAAAAAGTAAAGGCTAAAGAAACCAAGTATAAATCTAAGTACGGTAAGAAAAGGTACAAGGAATTTATGGCTAAGGATGCTGATGCCAAAGAGAAACAGAAGAATGCTATCAAGAACCCCAAAGGTGTAAGAGCATTACACAAAGGTAAGTGGGGTTATATGAAAAACAAGAAATTTAAAGCTGATTAATGACATACGCTGCACCAGACAAAGTTCCATACGATGAATGGTTTGATAAAAGATACAAATATATACCAAACAAACACCCATATGACTCTTGGCCAATAGCAAGAGACACCTTACATGAGAAGATGTACCAGTTAAGTATTGCCACAAGAGATAAAATGATGGGGTCGGAAGCCTATATAGATTAGTTAACTATAGTTATTATCATGTTAGGTTTTTTACTTCCAATCGCATCAAAAATCATATCAGATGCTGTCGATAAGATCCCCGATGACGCAGAGCTCGGAGAGAAATTAATAGATATCTGCCTTAAGATCATAGGCAAAGCAGTCAAACTTACTAAGACTGATGCTGATGACAAGTTGTTTGAGCAAGTCTCAAAGGCAATCAAGGCTCGATAAATTATAAATAAATAATAGGATAACAAAATCTTTAAGAGGAATTAAAATGTCAGTCGTAGGAACAGTTGACGCAGCTGCATTCTCTAACACAATAGGAGTCACGAATGGAGACGCTACTGTGACTAAGAATGCAGGAGATAGCGTAGTAGTAGGTGACGTGCTAGTTATTAGTAGTGTCGCATACATTGTCAAGCAAGTAACAAGTACAACTGCAATCGAATTGCATAAAGCATATGCAGGTAGTACAGCAACTGTTGCTGCTGCTAGTGTAATCAAAAGGACACCACCAAAGGCAGTGGCTGAGTACGTTATACTTGGAGGAGACTCCGTATCTTACGAATTAGTATTTGTAGATACAACTGAAGATAGCATTGCGTCTAACAAGACTCGTGGTATCTCAGGTCCAGGATGGTGGCAGTATCGCACATATCAAACACACAATGGTGACACTAGGCATAAAGCAGAGTGCATCGTTCCTCTTAAAGTTGCAGCTGGAACTTCTGGTGACTTCACTGACGATACTCTCGCAGCAGATGTACTAGAAACTATTACAGTTGGTACACAACCTGCTAACTCCACCTCATCTTCTGGTGCAGGAACATTCGTTGCTGCCTTCACAGTCGATCAGTCTGGTACAAAGCAGTACAAGTGGCAGAGACAGACAGCAACTGCAACTACTCGTTGGGTAGATATTGTTGGTGGTGCTAATGGTCTTGACACTGGTATCACATATGCAGACTTCACTACAGCAACACTTGCTTACAGTGGACTTGCAGGTACTACACTCAACGGTTACAAGTATCGTTGTGTTCTTAACACCAGTAAGGGTGCTGAACAGAAGTACACCAACGGAGCTGCTACTCTAACCTTCGGTAGCTAAATAAAACCGAACCATATTATAAGTAATGCGATTTGATCATCTAGATGAGAAGAAT